TATAGTTGATATAACTTGTGATTCTTCCAATAATGAAAGATAGCCTGCTTTCTTTACAATATTATCCAATAAACCCGCATAAGTCTCAACAGCATTTCTATCATTTGTAGTATTGGCATTATAGAGAGCATCAATAATGCCTTGTACATCTTCTTTTTTAAGGTTTATGTAATCTTGTTCTGAAATTGGTATAAAAACGCTCATTTTATATAACTCTATTAGTAGTCTAACTTAATTTTAATTATCATTTCATGATCAAATGTCTTTTTTAGTGCTTTACTTAATTTAGCAACTGCCAATAAATTTTCATCATCATCATATAAACCAACGGTAGTTGGAAATACTTCGGGATTTAACAACATCTGTGAATGTGTTACCATTCCGTATCTACCTGATGTTAAATCATAAAAACTTTCATTGTTAGTATAATTAAATTCTGTCCATTGAAGTCTTGCAAAGTAATACATGGAAGAAATTACTTCATTTGTTCTACCTTGAAATGATGTATAACTTTGATTTTTTGCCATTGCTCCACTAATAGAAGTAAACAATTTTAAACCATTCTTTACATCACTACCAGTCGTTGGTTCAGCTAATCGTATTGTTCCAAAAGAAGCGGATTTATCAAGAGCAATTCCATTTAGTACCATTATACCATTATCTGGGTAAAATAAACCATACGGCATTAAATCATTTGTCTTAACACCATCTGCTAAAGTACCACTACGAATATTGTAAACTCTTCCACCTTGTGCTGTTAATTCACTTGTTGGTCCACCAGAATCATCTATAAGAGTAATAATACTTGCAGTAGGATTTATTTGGCCAAGATGATTTACAGCAGCAAGTGCTAATTGCCATTTTCCTGTATCTACTCTGTCTTTGAATCTTGAACGATTAATGTTTATAATATAAACATATTCCGATGATTGCTCTGATGTATAACCATCCATAAATGTAAATGTATCTATACCAGGTGGTAATAACAGTTGTTTATATTGTAAGTAGTTTGTTCGTGTTGGTCGTATTAATAAATCATCAGCAAATGAACCTGTACCCGAACCACTACCTGGTAAATCAGCGTAAATTATAGAGAATTGTGGTTCAGCACCTTGAGCACTTGATTGACTGTTCCAAACTTCATAATAATACTCTTTTTGAGTATCGGTTTGAAATGAACTTGTAAATACTTTATTAAGTGCTGCTTGACCATTTGACCACAATGGTGCTGTAACTAATTCTCTTTGATTATACAAAATATCCGTTGTATCATCAAACTCTTTATAAATGTATGGATCTGGCATAACTTTAATACTCTAATTTAACGGTTATTGATAATTCTGATGTTGGTGATTTTATTACGGGTTTACTCATTTTACCAACTGCAAAGAGTTCATTCAAGTCGTTGTATAAACCAACAGTTGTTATGTATGTATACGGATATTCCTTAAATGAATCTTCACGAATCATGCCTTTATCACCCAAAGCAAGTGAAGAAGTCACATAAGTTGGATTGTTTGAATAATTAAAGTCTCCATTATTTACTCTAACAAAAACATATTGTTGATTTTTAATATCCATTGCTCTTGCAGTAAATCCTGAATTTGCAACAGATGCAGCACCACTAATAGATGTAAATAATTTCATTGAGTTATCGCCTGCAACATTACTACCAGTAACGGTATTAAATGATGCACTTGTATTTAAAACATCTGCGTCTAATAAAATTACACCTCTATCTGGAAAAACTAAACCATAAGAAATAGGAACACCTGCTGGTGAAATATAAACTCCATCCTTTAATGTACCACTAACAACATTTCTTACAATTGATGGTTGACCACTAAATTCATATTTATTCGATGGATCGTTTGAATCATCTATCAGAGTAATTAATTTATTAGAAGAACTAACTTGAACTTTACTACCAGTAAAGTAATTATTAGAATATGCACTACCAGAAAGTTCTACTAAACTTATCTCAAAATTTCCTGGATCTAATTTATCACCAAATTTATCACGATTTATATTTATCGCGTAAAAATGTTTCATTTCTCTATATTGACTTGATCCAGATATATAAAATCCTGATTCGTCTCCGTCCAAACAAGAAAGTTTATATTGTGAGTATACTGCTCTCGATGGTGTGTCATTTGCTTCCCCACCTTCGTTCAATGAACCCGAACCATTCTTGTTGCCGTAAGCAACTGAAAACATTTTTACATCGTTACAATCTAATGAAGCAGAAGACCAAACTTCGTAATAATATGATTTTGATTTAGTATTCTGAGCGGAACTTGTATAAAATGTCTTTAAGTTTGCTAGTGTAGCATCCCACAAACCTCTTGTATAAATTAACTTTTCAGCTCTATTCTGATCGGATGTAGCAAATACTGTGTTTTCAACTTGTTTGAAAATTTTTGTTGTTCCCATGTATTATTTCCTATTTTTTTCTTATAAAAACTTTAAAATGATTATACAGTCGTTGGTGCTATATATTTTATAGTAATGGGAAGAACTAGTCTTGCACCAGTTGAAGTTCCAGTAATAATCAGTTTTGTTTTTTTATCAGAAGTTATTGGTAATTGTCTTGGTGCTAATACAATACTATTTGATTCGACTGTAACAGATTGACCAGTTCCAACTCCTGTTACAGGTGGTGTAGTAATAGTTACATATGTATTATCCAACAAAGTAAATGTATAACTTGTATTCAAACTTGTTAGTTGTGGACTAGTATTGGTAGCTTGCCATGTTGTTGGATTTATTGGTTGTGTAACATTTGCTAAATTATCTATTGTAAACCCACCATCTGTTCCTAAATTTGGAGATATTTTTAAGTACGGAATAGAAATCTGACCCCTATCCATAGTAATTAATTTATATTTCAATGACTGAGTTTCATCTGGAACTGCTTCCGTTATTGGCATATTTTCAATAACTGTTCCGAAATAATCAATACCAAGTGGATGTGAAGGATTCCATAAATCGTAATCAACTTCATCATCGGCTAATGCAAATTTTGTAATATTAAACTGACTGCGACCTTTTGCGAGAAGCTCTCTACCCTTTTTAGTAAGAATTGCGTCAATAGTTACCGTTGTGTTATCCAAATAACCCATATTATACTCCTTTTTGAAATAAATTATTTACTACTATAATTATTAGATTACTAATAAAAAACCATTTTTTTAATAACATTATTTTATTTACACGGTCTTGGACCATCACATCTCTTTACTATAAAAACACAAGGTTGCCAAGGACCATAATTATCAAAATCAACAATATTAATGTCAGGTGATGATAATTTACAACCGTCAAACGCCCTATTTTTAGTAGGTGTTGAAGAATTGTGTGGATTGAGATTGTTTGATTCTACTAATGTATAACTTGAATATTTGTTCTCAAACAAATCAGCACTACTTGTATATGCAAAATTAAATTTACTATAAAAATTATCACTTGCATATTTTTGTGTAGGTGTAAATACAGCAGTTGCTGCACCACTTGCATTTTTAGTTTCATTCCAACCAAAACCAAAACCAACATCTTCTGCTAAATCAGAAAACCAATTTATATTTGTACGAGCATATGTTGTTGTAAACGTATCATCAAATGAGAAAGTATATGCCGGATTAAGTTTGCTAGTGGTTGATTTATAACCAAGGTCTAAAACTGCATTTTTATCTGTATTGAATAAATTTAGTTTTGGTTTATTATTACTTCCAGATAATATCATTAATCTTGGTTTATATTCTACCGTTGTTTTTGGTTTTATCGTAGATGATTCTATATAAGTAATTTTACTTACATTATTTATGTACGGTGTATATTTTACATCAACATCTTTTTCTGGACTTAATTCTTGTGCATCACCACCCATTGTAAAATTCAAATCTAAATCAGAAGAAACAGATTTTGCTTCTAATATTGGTTCTTCATCAAACCCAACAAGTATAACAGTTTTTTTACTGTTTATTTCAGCACTTGGTGTTGGTAACTTAGATAAGTCTTCTGTTTCCTTTACCGTCGCATTGCCACCTATTGCAGAAATACCACGTAAACCAGTTACCTTTGAACGTTCAAGTACATTAGGTTCTATTGCAAGTCCAAGTATTGGATTTACTCTTGCAGGTAGTGTTTGACGTATTTGTTCAAATACACTAAAATCATATATTGAAATTAAATCTATGTATGCCGTAAAATCATTTTTATTACTATACTTTTGCCAATATTCTCTTGCGAATCTCTTTAACTGTGGATATTCATTTGAATACATATTGTCATAGTATCCAAAGTAATTATCTATCGGTGTGTATCCAATCGCTTCATAAATATCTTCATTTATTACTGTTTGTGGAGAAAACGCAACCATCAATTTATTTGAATCAACTGAATAAGCATCGAACATTGATATTTCAGCAGAAGTATCGTGACTCAAACCTGTGTATAAAGAACCAGAATCAATTCTTGCTTTTTCAGTAAATGGTGTATCACCTGCAACAGATGGAACTTCCATGTTATATGTTTCATACAATGGTTCAAATGAACCCTCAGTTAATCCTAATAAAGTTGCAACCTTAGAAGAACTATAAAATTTATTTTCTTTCTGATTTGGATGACTACTTAATAAACTCGAAGTTGCTGCTGCATCAAATTTCTGCCAGAATTTCCATTGTGCTTTTAAGTCATAGAAAGAAGAAGTCGGTGTATTACCATTATAAGAACGTGGTGCAAGTACATGATTATCGAACGATGAAGTAGTTAATGGATTTGACCAATAACGAAGTTCATAAACAGAACCACTAAGTATATTATCTGTTTGTGAGTTAGAACCAGAACCTATAAACAGTTGTCCATCAGACATCCATGCTCTATTCAAACTTCCACTTAAACTTCCACTTACAATAATTGAAGCAGAACGTTCAACTGCTATTTTACCATATTTGCCAGTTTTTAATATAAAATCATATATTTGGTTTGAACCAGTAGAATCATTTCTTGAACTTCTACGAATCAAAATATTAAGTGGAATATCGTCGTATAAGTATTCGTCTGTTATAGAAGCGGTTGCATAATTTGTACCATCACCCAAATAAAAACGTAAACTTCCTTTTTCTGGATCTGTACCATCATGTGTTGCAGTAACAAACCAATCAACTCTACTACCTGAATTTTTCTGAAGAATTGTTTGTACAGAATCAGCACCATACGTATGATATTTATCTGGTTCCATTCTCCAACGGAATGTAAGTGCGTCTGGATATGACCAACCATCGGCTGAGTTATATACTTTTTCCCAAGGTGTTTTAATATGTTGTTGGTGCGTTGGCGTTGGAAAACTACCCTTAAAGTTAAGGAAGTATGTATGTTTTTCCCATTCTGCTCTTGGAATCATTCCAAAATCTGCATTATCTGGACCACCATATTCTCTAATTCTTAGAATTGATTGTGGAATACCGTAAGCAGTTAATAATGCCTTTATACCACGAGCAGTACCTTTTGTTTTATAAATGTAAGGTAAATTATTAAGAATTCTACGCCAAACTTCTTTTGTTCTTTCTTCATATGTTAAAGCGTTGTATCTATTAGTTGTTGTCTTACCTGTCCAAATTGCATCACCACTTCCACTAACTCCGAGTGCATATTCCCAAAGGTCTTTTGCTTGAGTTCCGTGTGATAAAGTCCAACCCATATTTTTTGTAGCTAGATAAACTAAATCTTGCGATAAACCATCTTTTGGATTTTCAACTCTTTCATTTTTCTTTGTTAAGTGATTTGTGTACCAATACATTATATCAAAATGTTGGCCAATCATATTAATAAAAGTAGTATAAGCAGTATTTTCATCATCTTCTGTTATAAAATCGGGTATACTTTTCTTCAAAGCACTATCATTACGCATATCGAAATCAGTTGCTTTGTCTAATAAATCCTCATACCAAGTTATAACTTCAGTTGAATTTGCCTTGTAAAGCTTATATTTACCTTCTTTTGTTGCAATATGATAATCACTACCAGTTACAGAATATTTCGGAAACGGTGTAACTGATGAATCTGCTTGGTATGTGTAATAATTACTTGCAGTAGTTTCATAATACATCCATTTTTCAAACTCATCAAAACCCGCAACAACTTTATCACGTAAATTTGTTATTGTTATTTTATTTGTACCAAATGAAGCAGAATATGAACCCGTACCACCGCCACTTGTCCAAACACCGTTACTTAGTGAACCAGTAAAAGAACCACTATATGAATTTAGTGTATCTAACTGTCCATTATAAGTTTCTATAAGTCCTACTTTATATAAGAAATTTTCTACTCTGTCTTCTGCTGATGCGTAGAATACAAAGTTTTGAAACTCTCTAAAATCTAAATTCAATTTTACATCTGAACCAGAATCAAAAATATATCTGTTTAGAATTTCTTGTGAGGTTTGTACATTTGTTGATAATAAGTCAGTCCAAGATTTATAATCGGTTTCCGTTGTAATCCAATAATCAATTTCGGCATCAAAGTTTGGTCCAGCTATTTCTTCAACAAATTGTGCAATTTCTCTTTGTTCAACCGATACTAAATCGATATAAGGTTTTATAATTTGACTTGCAACCCAAAACTCATAATATAATTCAATATCAGTTGGTAATGGATCAAATAATTTTACAAAGAAACTTGTTCTACTGCCGTCAGAAGTTACATTAATAACATCAACTATTTGATTTTCACCAAAATTCAAAACTACTGGTGGTAAATACGTTTTTGGGGTTAGATAATCTAAAACAAATGTTCTTAACTGTTCAAGTGAAATTTCATTTTCTGGATCAGAAAGTGAAACTTTTAATTCTTTTCTATCTGAAGAAATTTCAGATATAAACATTTTCGAAGTGAATGCACTACCAATAAAGTTTCTAAAGAAATTATAAACTATTCGATATGTAGATGATTGTAATTTTAAGTCAAAAATATCACGATGAATATCTAAGTGTATTTGTCTTACCGCGTTATCAGTACCAACATCTACTTTCCAAGTTTGTAAATCATATAGAGAGGTTATGTAACCACCAAGTGGATTAAACACATGAATTTCTACGCTTTCTATACTATCCGTAGGATTTCTGAAATCAAGACTTATATTATCAAATTTAGGTACAACAATTTTAGTTAAAGAACTTGTACTAGTTCTTAATCCACGAATTGGCTCTTTTGATAATAAAATATCATTAATATTTTTATAATTAAAATTTGGCATATGTTTTTTATCTCGTTGTCTTTATGGTAATCCATTAGTATTACTACCAAAACCTTTTATTATGGCATCTTGTAAAATTTGTAATTCATATCGTAGAGAGTTTATTCTGTCACGATAAGCAGTATTGGCTTCTGCTGTACTTTTTTCTGAGTTAGATACTTGCAATAACTGATTTTCCAATTGTGTTATTTTTGCTCTCAATGCATCTGGAGAATTTGAATTTACATTTACTAAACTTGATAAACTCTTAACAAACTTATCAGCGGCATCGTCTCGCATTAAAGTTGCATTTGCTGCAAGTTGTAAAACATTTAATTGTGAAGTTACAGCGTCTTCTATTTGATTAAATGAAGTGTTGATAATATAATTCATACTACTCATAATATATCTATCATCAACAATATCGATGTCAATCATTCCTTCATTATTTTCAGAACGTATATGCCTTATTGCACCAACAGGATTTCTTTGTAAGTTATCACTCATCTCGTAACCTTAAAGTAATAATTATTATCAAAAACTTGAACATTATCTCCACCACTTGATTCAACTTTAAGAACCACTCTATAAAATCTTTCAGGTTGAAGTGAATTCATCCAAAGATTAAAATAGTTACTTGTACTATCACAACTTATTTTAGAACCAGTTGTATCAAACGGTAAAATTATTTCATCTGTATGTGCATCTCGTATTTCATAATAAGATGAAGATGGTAAATAATAATTTGTAGTTTGATAAGATTGTGTTGTATAGTTTTTTTGTGGATAACGTGTATTTGCGTAAATTCTTATTTTTGCTTTTTCACTTTCAGCATAATTCTTTTTCAATCTTACATTTATGTTTAAATTTTCTAAAGCTGCATTGGATAAACTACCAGTTGAATAACTTGAATCATCCCAAACTACATGAAGTCTTGGAACATAAATAGTGTTACTGTCTGTACCAAAGAATTTAAGACTTGCTAATGATTGTGGTGTTTTTTCTAATTCATCGCTAAATTTTATAAGCATACCATCATTTTGAAAACGTCCAGAACCAGTTATCCATTTTTTAATTATGTTAGTAACGTCCATATAAACATCTGCTGTTTGATATGAGAATACTTGTGAACATTCTAAATTGTCATAATTCCACCAAGTACCACCACCTTTTTTTGAGTAGTAAGAAGAAGTAACGTCTGCTGTTATGTTACCACCCCATAAAATATTAGCATCAACCCAAGTTTGAGATAAATTATCCCATTCCCAACTTGAAACTTGTGGGGGAATTTCCCACTCTGAACCAACTGCTTTAGAAGTTCTATATTTCCAAGAAACACCGTCAGTTGTTACTGGTTTGTGAGACATTTTACCAGTACCGTTTGTCCAAGAAGAACTTAGTGGATATGCGTAAATTGTATATTCTTGTGGTATTTCTCTTGCATCAACAGATTTTAATGCTAAATAATATTTTGCATTTTGAGATATTTTACCTGCATTAACTCTATTTTCTATATCAGAAACATCAAATTTCATAAGAATTCTACTATTATACGATTTAGAAACTTGTGTACTTTCGTGCATAAGTTCTAATAAAGAATCAGTACCAGTATTCATTGATTCTGACTTTTCGTATATAGTAGCGTCTTTTTCTGGATATATTGTGTATATCATTAGAATGCCCTCACTTTACCAAGAATATCATTGTCTGGATATTTTACTTCAAATATTGATGGATCTAAAGATGGAAATATAACGCCATTTTTAGTTGCTCTATCTAAATTATAAACATGTTTTGAATAACCGAGTGTTTGGTCATGTAAATTTTTGAATTTAACACTAACCACCGTTTGTACACCATCGACTCTATCTAATTCGGTGTAAACGTTACTAATTACTATCGGTTGATTTATTTGCCATTTTTTAATATCAAAGTATTTTTTAAGTCTATCTATACAACGTAAAATTACTTGATTAGAATTTTGGTCAGGTAATGTTATTATATCGAAATCAATACCGATGTTTATTATATACGCATCTTTTATTTCAATAGCGTCTGTTAAAATTCTATGCTCATTCAAATAAGTTTTTAAGTTTTCTTTAGTTGCATTATTAATAGTTACTAATTTACTTTTACCGTCATATCCTAAAACATAAAATCCTAAAGCAAGTCCATTTTGTCTTCTATCACTATAAAAAACATCATCATAAGTTAACTGAGTATTTCTTGTTACATATGCCTTTGCAATAGAACCATATCTCGATGGTAAACTATACGCTCTTATTATATAATCTTCTTTAGTAACTGCTCTATTTTGAGTAGCAAAATTAGAAAGTGTGTTTTGTCTTATTTCATTTTCATCTTCTGCTCCAATACCACCTGTTGCAGGTTCTACATTATTTACCGCTAAACTCGATATACATTGATTAACTAATGTGTTATCTAAACCAGATTCATCCATCAAAATTTTTCTTGAATAAACTTTAGTTATATTATCAGAACTTACATTATCTTCAATACCTCCGCCTGTTGTATAATATATTGTTATCTGAGTGTTGTTTGGTGCTAATCCATAAGATTTTGTGTTCAAAAAGTTTGAAGGATCTATATTGAGAGAAGTTGAACTCTCTATACCAGTTAAAGAACTACCAACTAAGTCTGGATTTGGAACTAATATTTCATCATCAAAATTTGTCATTCCACCGCCAAAAATTATGTCATGTGTTCCCTCTGGACCGTATTTAACCGTAAATCTTCTTGATACACGTTTTAATTTTAATAAATAAGGAGTTTCATTTCTATGAGCACTTAGAACTCTATCATTTCTTGGTATATTAGGAACAGGTTCAAATACTGTATCCTGTGCTAAATAGGGAACATATGTCCATCTATTTCCTTCTGTATCTTCTCCATATAATATTTCTATTAAATTTGGAGCTGTCAGTTTAACAGTATCGTATTTTTTAGGTGAACCAAATGAAAAAGATTTAGTCTGTACTGTACCTGAAATTGCATGTACCTTCTTTTTTAAGAGCCAAAAAGTAACTTCTCCCGTAACATCATCTATTTCAAAAGGGGTTACTTCAGTTGGAGAGAAACTACTACTAAATTTAAAATCTAAGTATTCGGTTGTTCTAAAAGCTGTACCACCCGAAAAATTATCAGTTCCAACCTGCATACCTGGCTCTATTGCAAACGCGTAAGAAAAATCTGGAACAACATCAATTCCAAAAGTTTTCGATGGTACTAATTGAAAAACATCCAACATAACACTTGCACCAGTTCTCAATCTTGGTATATAACCCATTGACTGTGCAATATTCATTATATTCTGTTTTTCCGTAGCATGAAGAATCATTGATTCTTGTAAAGCAGTATCGGTATAAAATGATAAAACATCGCCAACATACGCGGCCATTTCCATAAACATCATGCCGGGTGAAGCTTCATTAAAATCTTTATAAGTATCTGGAAAATAATTCTTTGCAAAATCAATTAAGTTACTTTTAATGGAATTAAAATCTCTACCCAAATAACGTACATCTTTTTTAATCAAATCAGCCATTATATAACGCCTCTTTTATAGTTAAATTGCCGGTTTCAGATATAAATATCATTATTGGTAAATAACTCGGAGTTCCTGCTATATTTATATCAAGTTTTATACTGACTGCATGATCTTCGTCAACTATTTTGTCACTAGTATTTACATTAATAATTACCTCTGATTTTGTAACTTGCAAAAAAGGCATCCATCTTGAAATAGCGGATGTTACAGTTCCAAGTATTTTTGATTTAAAATCATCCTCATCCGATATATTTTCAAATAGTGTGTACCTCAAATCTGTTCCAAACTCTGGTTGTAAATACCGCTCTCCCCTCTGTGTTAAAATTAACATCTTTAAGTTTGTAAGAATTTGGGCATTATTTGTAAATGTATTATAAAAAATACCTTTTGGATTATTAAACGGAATACTAACACCAATTGGTTTATTAACCCCACTCTGATTTATAAGAACTACGTCGTTAATAGAACCACGAAGTCTCTGACGAAAATTAACCATTGCCATTTAATCATCCTCCATTTTTTTCTTGTATCTTTTTCATAAGTGCAGAATAATCTCTTGTTAATGCGCTCATAACTTCAGACGGTACTTCTGATGGGTCAACTCCTTGTGGTATTGCACCCATACTTTTTTGAGAATACCCTTCATTCAAATAACTATCTGAATTTTCATAATTATCATCTTCCATACTTTCTTGTAAACTTCTTCTTGTTTCCGCCAACAAATCTTGAATGCTTGAAAACTCACTTCTAACTTGTTTTTGTTTTGTTGGTTTAGGAGTAGATGATTGATTTTTGAATAAAGAAACACCGTGTTGAAGAGCTTCTTGTTGTACTTTCTTTTTTGAAGATTCTGTTTTTGCTTTTTTCTCTAAAGCGTATTCAATTTCTTCACGTATTATTTCACGTATTTTACTGAAAAAGTTTTTAGTATCCATGTTAAATCCTTTATATTATTTTAAAAATGATGAATTCAATATAGTATTCATTTTATTTATTATTACACCGTAATCATTATAAACCCCAAATTCTGCAGCATTTGGATTTTTTACTAAAAAGTCAAAATAAGTTTGTACAACTGGAGTTATTTTCCAAGGAGCAGAAATTCCTAATCCAGATCTGTTTGTAGCGTGTTTAGGAAAAGATCTAGTTATAACGCAAAATCCACCCCTTTCACCGTCAGCTTTGGCATCTGGAAAATCACCCACACCTGTACCCCATATACCCATTGCATTACCAGTATTACCACCTTTACCATCAACTGATGTATTTCCACCATAACGATAAACAGTACCATCTACATCTAAAGCTAGAACAGTTTCAACGTGACCACTATGTGTAATAATAGCACCACCCCAATCTAATTTTAGAATAGCGGTTTTTATCAAGTCAGCACCAATTTGTGTTAATTGTGTAGGTTTTCCACCCCCACTAAGTTGATAATGAACACCTGGTATAAACCAAATTTGGTTTATTCTACCCTTATTTGCATTTATATAATCGTCATCATACGGA